GCGACTTGCTGCCGTCAGGATTGACACCGTTGGCAAGCAGCAGCAGGTTTGCCTTCTTCATTTCGACAACTTCTTTTACCGTGTACTTTGACAGATCCAGATCACCGGAAACGACCAGCGTAGCCTCATTCAGATCCGTCATGTAGTTCGAGGTATCAGATTGTGCAGCATCGTAAAGATCGATCAGAGGAATCACATCCTCGAATCCGCTCTGCCGGTATCGATCCGGGGAGTACTCCGTGATCGGAACTTCTCCCCAGTAATGCCGCTCTCTTTTCTCCTCTACCAGTTTCAGCGCTGCCATAGTGGTCGGCCGATATGTGATGATTTCCTTGTCCGTGTAAACACTGACCGTCACTTCCTCCCGGATGCCGATCCGGCATCTTGGGTATCGCACTGCAAAGAGCGGGGTTCGCTCTACATCCAGACCATAGCAAACAAACGTCTCGAAGGCGTTACTGATCACCGATCGATCTTCGTCGGCTCTGTTTCTGTACTGCAGCTCATATGCCCTGCCGTACTTTTTGAAGTCCCGCCAAAGTTCCGAATCCAGAGATTCTACGTCATTGAGTTTGTCATACTCGGTGACCATCTCGTTGATTTTCTCATTATCACTGGATTTCTTGATCGGAATTCCGGTGTTATAACCTACATCAAACACATTGATGATCTTTGCAAAATTGTGGGCTGCACGGTGATCTGCCTTACCTTCTTCGACCCGCCGATTCTCATCGTTATAGATCCCGGTGTTTCTCGCCTTCATATAATCATCCAGTGCAGCAAGTCGCGGACACTGTTTTTCGTAGTGATCCCGGATCATCTCCTGTAGCTTCTTCACATCTGACAGGATCTCATCTGCCGTGTGAGCCCGGTACGAAAAGTTTGCTTCTGGTCCGTAGAGCTGCTGAAAGCTTTTAGACACGTTATATGGGCGGCGATCTTCGCCATGTTCAAATTCATTTACTTTATCCATACTAAATCATTCCTTTCAGTTTCTTCGCTTGATCCATCTGCTTGTCCGGCTCTGGATTGGTGCTGACAGTCATATCTGAGTAGATCCCGTACCGGATCGCACACAGCACGTCATCCATTTCCTTTAGCGGCTCGGCCGAGTTCTTCTTCCAGATGTACTTGAAGATCTCTTCCCGAAATCTCGGGCACTCATCGTACACGATCAGAAACAGATCATTCTGCATCAGCGTGGCCACAGCCTCGATCCCGGAAAGCACTCTGTTGTTTCCGAAATAAGCCCGGATGCCAGCCTTTTGAAAAGCCGCAATGTGCTCCGGTCTTGCCGGGTCACAATAAAAAGGGATATTACCGTATCTGGCAATCATCCCCTTTGCAGCTTCTATCCATTTTTCTATGTATCTGTGCTTCGTGGCATCTTCCTCAATCACACAATAATACGGTCCTTTCACGCCGATCACAACGATCGCTCCGTAATGCTCCCATCCCCAGTCAACACCAGCGATGATCCGGTCGAAGTTGATCCGCTGCGCCTGATCAGCGGTGATGGAATGCTTCTGCCGATCAAACTGCGGATAAACGACCCCGTCTCCGGAGACCCATAAGCCCTTAACGCCCCGATCATAAAACATACCCTTCGGTGTCGTCGACTTGATCTCCCGAACATATCTTTCATCCAGGAAGGTGTTATCATCCAGGGAGAAGTGATTGCTCAAGATTCCGGATGCTCCCGACTTGATATAGTCTTTCAGCAGCCAGTGCTCCGGATGATCAGGGTTGGTATCGGCGATGATCCTTGCGCCCTTTCCGCTGCATCTTGCTTTGATCTCATCGAATACTTCCTGATTGGCAAGCGACGCCTCGTTGATGTATGCTCCGAATGCCGTCATGCCTCGGATTCTTCCAAGACCTGATATGGATCCGTGTGATGTCTGGATCACCTTCACGCCGAACAGGTTGAAGTTATTGTATTTATCAAACTTGAACTCGAAGCCGTACTTGTTGGACAGCTCCGTCAAGATGTTATCCTGAATATTTCCCAGCGAATACCCCGCAAGGATATACTGCGG